GTACTATACACCATGGCCTATCTAGTAGAATTCCCTATGGAACGCATAGAACTCAATATAGAGATAACTCACCACCCAGAACTACAGAGAGAGCTTATAGAGATAGGCTCCCTTGGTGATTTCTCATTTGAAACAATGTTGGCTGGAGTAGCTGCTTACTGTGAGGTAGCTCTTGATGGTTACTACAGTCAAGAAGAACTCAATAAGCTGTGTACTATTCTTACAGACAAGCTACGTAAGAAACGCTCACTACTGATTACCTTGCAATAAGGAAGCTATGTATGACATTAGAGCAACTTAGAGGTTTATTAAACTGCTCCAACGCTAAGATAAAGTTACTCGCTACTACATACGACTGGAGATATGAGTATAAGGTAGGTTATGTAGTCACTGAAGCGGAAGCGATTGAGGCGGCTAGAGAGTCCGGCATAACGAAGTTACGTTATACGGGGTTAACGGAACTAGAACGGTGTGTTAATAACTGGAGAAGATAACTATGGATGATTCATGCTCATTTGAGTTTATAAGAGAAGTAACGGAAACTGAACTCCTGAAAGGTAATGTAATGCTTGATGTAGATACTGATCTAGCTACTGGGCAACTTATATACTGTGGCAACTCTTTAGTTCGAGTATTAGATAAAGAAGCTTTCCTTACTTACTGGGCAACGGTAGAAGATGCACTAACTATAAGAACTTTACCTAGTATAACAGAAAAGGCAGAAAGAATAATCTTCGGAGATAGAGAAGCTACTTACGGTGCACCAAGTAAAAATTTGTGCTTGATTGCGGATCTCTGGTCAGCGTATTTAGATACTGATATATCTGCCACTCAAGTATGTGATATGATGATATTGCTGAAAGTAGCCAGACTAAAGAATTCCCCGCAACATAGGGATAGTATGGTGGATATAGTAGGATATACATTACTAAAGGAGAGGTGTTAATATGCTTAAAAATAAGATTAAAGCAATGAATAAGATGTATGATTTGCCGGTTAATGATACTCCGCAGTTTTATGGTAATGTATCTCACACAATTAGAAACTTTCAGTGCATACTAAGCGAAGAAGTGGACGAAGCTACTGATATTATCGAGGATATACACAATTATCGGACTGAGAACGTGGACGTCCTAGTGGCCATCGCAGATTGGCTGGCAGATATTACAATCTACTGTCGCAGTGAAGCTATGAAATATGGTATACCGCTTGAAGAGGTAATAGATATCGTAATGGACTCAAACATGAGTAAGCTTGGAGAAGACGGTGAACCCATAAAAGATGAACGCGGCAAGGTACTGAAAGGCGTTAATTACTGGAAGCCTGAACCTAAGATTAAAGACTTGTTACTTTCGAGGATGGAGGAGGCTGAGAAATGAGTCTTCCACTAAGCTGCACAACAATAGGTATGGCGTGGTTATTATTATACTCAGTTATTCTTTTAGCTGCTGATGTACAGGAAAGTATAGTACCATTGATTAGCCAGCTATGGTTTATCGCAGCATTCTATTTTCTTTATTATGAGAGAAAGGAAACTAAAAATGAACTTTAGTATACCAGCAAGGCATGGACAGTCTTGGTCACGTACAGAAGATAGTGCACTGTATACCGAGCTTAGTTTGGGTACACCTATAGAAGCGATAGCACGTAGACATAAGAGAACCGAAAGGGCCGTAGAGTGTAGAATTGAATTCCTGGAAAAGAAGCTGGAACTCCCATTTGTCGTCAAAGAGCAGTTAATTATCAATGGTGTCGATTACCTAACTAAGTTAGCCACTTCCAGACTACGTGTGAATGCATGTATAAAGGATCAAGCTAGGTGGGCACTAAATGAAATACATAGATTAGCAAGTTCATACTACTAGCAGTAAGCTTGGAGATAGGAGAGTAGATGGGCTACTTCCCTATCTCTACCTCTATACTGCTTTCTTCCAGTGAGAAGCTCCGCCTAGCCTAACTCCTGCCCACATAGCATAAGCTTTGCTTACAGCTCTCCATTTAGCCATACCATCTTTCGTAAGACTTTCTATAATTACACCTCGAAATATCTTATCTGACTTAGCTCTAGTTATAATCAGTGGGCACAATGTGCTATATAGCCAATCGTGCAATGTTGCTGCTTCATCCCCCACTCCGCCGAACAGCCAGTATATAATTGGCCATCTATCTACTGACGCAAAATTAGTAACAAACCCTTTAGGAACTAATATATAATCATCCAGTGTTTCTGACTTGTATATAAGTGCTTCCAGTAGTTCCCAGTTCTTCTCAGTCAGTTTCTCCACGCGTAGCTTAGTAACAAATTTACCCATACTATAAAACCTCCTCTATCTTGCAGAGTCCGCCTTCTGGATACTCAGGGAATTTAACCTGGATAAGACGAATAAGAACCTTTCGCTTCTCTTCGTTAGTCTCCGCACAGTATCTATCATTAAGATCACTAAGCTTCTCTTCTAAGAGACAGCCAGACAGTACCAAGATTACAGATGCACATAATATTAGCTTCTTCATGTTATGCTACTCCCTCAAAAAGTTTAACTTCATTTTCCCTTCTGTTACTAAGTCCTGCTATAATCACTCCACCTGCACGATTCCAACGACGCAACTGATTAGGAACCTCTTTATATTTTCCTGCATTCAGTACCTTCCTTAGTGTGCTGTTATAGAAAGCTGTTCGTCCTACGTTAAATACAAAGGATACTAAAGCATCGAACTGATTCTGTGTGAGCGCCACTTCAACCCCACTATTTACCGCCCCTTCCGCACCAGCAAGATCTTGCACTAATAACTGATCTATCTGACTAGTTGTAAGCCCTTCCCCGTACTTAGTAGATATACCTAAGATCAGAATCTTCCCAGAAGCTAACTCATCCTTAGTAAGTAAGTGCCCTACTCCTATAGTTGGTAATCCAGCAGAATCTTTATACACCTTAGCCGATTTACCTTCCCACTGTGTAAGCAACTCTCTACCTCTATCACTCATCTTCATAGTTTTAGCATCCATAGTAATACGGAATCAAATCATCACTTTCATTCGCCATAGTCTTATACCCTTCACTTATCTATATGTTTATCAAGACGTGCATGTGCTTCATTAGCTGACTCCTTGGCATCTTGTACAAGCGCATGTAAGTTCCTAATGTCAGCACGCATAGCACCATATATAGCACCAGCTGTGAATATCTGCCCCATAAGTACCAGAACCACCTCTATTAAGCTCATGATGTCACTCTCCCCCTTCCCCACCCATAAGAGTCTGTAAATAAGAATTACTACCTAGTCTTGTGCGTAACTGCTCCGCTTGTGTATGCGAAGCGTTCCTATATTGCCTTGCGATGAATTGATTAAACTCGTCTTGTTTTCCTCCATATCTAACATAAGAATGCATGAACTTCTCTAACTCCTCCCCTTTAGGTTCACTACCCCCAAGTATAGAAGTCTTTATTGCTTCCCCTAGTCCCTGACGCTTGGCCGCATCATGTGCTCTATATGTGTTAATACGATACATAGCGTCTTGAACTAGACTTTCATCCATAGGCTTAGCGCCCAGAACCCTGACAGCGGATACTAAAGTATTCAAATCGTGAGACATGAGAACATTACCTTGCTGATTGGTAGCTATCACACGCCCGGACTCATTAGTCATCCCTCCGATTACCTGAGCTATTCCAGCCAGAGGTCTTGATAGTCCATTATGTTCTATAGCCCTTAACATAGTTGGCCATAGTTCAGCCCCCATAGCCACTTGCTGCATAGAGTCATACATGTTACCGAAGAAACGAGCAGTAGCTTGAACTATAGGAACTTTAGCCGGGTCTGTAGGAACCAGTGTCAATGACCTTGGATTAATATCTCCCCTATTATATAGGTTAGTCTTTAGGCTCGGGTCAAATACACCTAACATATTACTGAATGCACCATAAGCAAGCCACTCTCCAGCCTCTTTACCTGCACCATCGAATATAGCTTGATATATATCCTTATGCTCTGTGTTTCCTCCCGCTGTACCTACTAAATAGGTATTGATAGCATTGAAAGCAGGTAGCCCATTCAGACCAAAGATAGTTCCTTGTAAGCCCATCATAGTAAGTGCATTAGATGTGTCTTTATTTTCTATATGTCTAAATAGCTGCTGAAGTAAGTTGAATTGGTAAGTCTGAAATAGTCCTATGGCTTGACCTATAGGCCCCTGAAATAATACGGGGCGTTGTGCAGCCAAGAAGTTCCCTTGAGTACGATTCACGAATGAATTAATGTAAGGTAATGCATCAACTTCTTTCATAAGTCCGTGCTTAACTGCTACATCAGTAACTTGCTTCATGTAATCAGCAGCTATGAATCTATTGAACTCTTCAGCTAATCTATTTCCTGTTAGTCTTTCCAATCCATGACCTACTCCACGAGCAGTAGCCATCGCTTTAGCTATACCAGCTTTTAAGGAACCTACATTGTCACCAGCCCGAATAGCAATATGATCTAGTGTCTGATCGTACTGATCCATAATAGTGGTAATGAAACCGTGTTTCTTATGCCACTCCTTAATCTCAGGGTTAGTTCTAAGCCGCTCTAAGCTCTTAGCAAATACTTTCTGCGGAGACAGTACATAACTATCCGTACCAGGAAGCTTAACTGTACTAAGCTTTCCTAGTTCATTAGCCGCATCATCACTACCGTTCTTAATAATATTAGTGACAGCTTTTGACTCCGCCCCAAATAAGACTGGGTGGCTTATTGCATTCACAGCTGCATTCATTGGGTCAGCTCTCAGAGCGATAGAACCTAACAGCCCATTCATCTGAGCTACAATAGCAGTAAGCTCCCCTTTAGGCACAGTACCATTAAGTGCTGTATATAGTGCATCGTCCATGAGTGGGCCAGTGTACCCAGCTTTCTGGAGTGCCTTATTTATCTCAGCCAAGTGCTCTGGGTGTACAGCAGTTTCCCATAAATCTTTAACGCTCTGAGACACTTTGGAGAACTTCTCATCCAGAGTTTTATTAACCGTAGTCCAGAATGGATACTCTTCTAACTTCTGGATATTAAGCATCTGCTTCATAGTATTCGTAGCTGGATTGTTTACCGCATTTTCCGCATACGCTGTAGGACTGAGATATCCGAATGTACTCTTAGCTGCACTTATATGTGGTTCAGCCTGTGCTCGAAGCATTGCTAATGGGCGAGAGTAGCGTAGTGACACAGCCTCTCGTACAAGTGCAGTCTGTCTGGCAAGATGCCAATCTAAGAAATCCTCCACGATCTTTTGTGGGTTAGTAATAGGTAATGGAGACGCAGAGGAACCGCTGCGAGCTAACGCAGTATTCATGTAATTATCACTTATGGTTCGTTCCCACTCGAACTTACCTTGAGACTTAAAGTACGCTTCAGACTCTCCTTTGCTAAGCACTTTAAACTCTGGGTGGTTAGAAAGAACTTTCTGTTTCAGTGTCTCCAGGGCTTGTGCATCCTTAGCGTATATCATGGAAGAGTGACCTTGCCCAGTTACGGAATCGTCAACTACCAAGGCGTAATGAGGCGTATCCCTAAGGTTCCTAGGGATTGGATAAAAGGCGTCTCTGTCTCTTTTAAATTGCGTTCCTTCTGCACTGCGCAATACAGAGAGTTCATCCGTATTCTTTCCGTTCTGTGCAATATGAAGCTTTACAAGCTCCAGTGTATTAGAGTTCTTTATCTTTACAAAGTCACCTTCAGCATTTATAAGTCCTGAATTATCCTCAGCTAGTTTATACACACCGGGCTTCGACCTGATAGTCTCATTCAGCACTGAGAACTCAATAGCAGCCTCAGTGTCGTTACCTACTTTAATTAGTGTAGGCTGCATAAGATCAGCTACTGCTGTCTTTCTGTCATTTGCTATATTGTGTACGCGCTGGCCTACATACGCCGAAAGAGCGTCCCTAGTACCTAAATCCCCTACAGTAGACGTTACAAATCCTGGCCCAGAGTTACCACCAGTTAGCCATACAGTATCAGCAATGTCAGGGAATTCTTCCTTAAGTACTTGAGCAGAAGCTCTCCGAACATCCATATCATACATCTCTGCCTTAGCCCTTAGTACTGTCATAGCTTCCAAGGTATGTCCATCTAACCCTTGCAACATGGGTGTGTCTGAGACTACCTTAACATAAGAAGGTAACATATCTACATGAGCCACACGTTGCGATTCTCTAGTACCTGCTGCCTTCAGAAGTTCCTCATACTCTTTTTGTGCAGTAGCCCTAGCGAACATACCCTTCTCAGTGTATACACCTCTTAATATGTTCTCATGCATATCAAGTCTCTCCGCTATTTCAGCAAAGGACTGCTTGGATGCTCTTGAGATAACAGTATCTATTACTTTCTGAGGGAGTGGTCGAATTAGGTGACCTGCGAATGCTTCGAAATTAGGCATATTACGCAAGCGTTCTGGATGTGCACTAAGGTAAGAGAAAGCAGAAGCAAACAATTCTGAAGGGTCTTGCCTACGTGCAATCTGCTCAGGCTTTACTGATTTCCATAAGGTAGGATTCCTGGACTTACTGAGGTCTATAACTTCCTGCATAAGTGGAGAGGCAAAGTCATTTGCCATAGATCGTGCATTTTGTGCAGTCACACCTGACCCTTCCACCATAGCCTGGAATATTGAGTGCCCTTCCTGTTTCTTTAGCTCCATAATATTAGCAGCTAAGGAACGCTTACGTACATCCCCAGCCTTGAGTACAGTATACTTATCACCTACAATACCGACTAAGTCACCTTTCTCGCCCGTACTAAACTTAATACCTAGGAGACTTGCTGCGCGTTCTGCAAAATCCTGTGCAGTAATAGGCACATCCTGCATCTGCACTAACTCAGAGCTTATTGAAGATTTCTGTCGCTTAGTAAACTCCTTGATAGCATTCTGCCCTTCTAAGCTGTATATCTCCCCTAGTACCTTAGAAGATGGTAATACTTTAATACTCTCCAATCCTTCAGTTACCGCCTTAGTGAGCAAGGGTATATCACGCTCAAATATAGTAGGGATTCCCTCGAACTTAGGGGTTAAAGATGCCCACAGATAACGTGACTGTACAGTAACCAAAGACTCAGCAGCTACATCAAAAGGATTATGTACACTGTTAGCGTGACGATACATATCATCGCCTACCTTGATACCTGCATCAGTGAGTGTAATGGATTGATTAGCACCTATACGGTCTGCAAGGCCTAAAATAGCTGGACGTTCATCAGTCACTATACCAGCGTTTTCGCCACGAATCTTAACAAAGGATACTTGAGTATTTCTGTATATACTGGATTCTTCAGGTGTAAGTACGCTTATATCATCACCACTCTCTTTAAGTTTCTTGCGTATAGCCCCGTACTGCTTCTCTGCCGCACTACTTTGATTAAGTCTCCCAATGGACTTAGAGCCTAATAATTGCTCTCGTGCGACTTTGGCATTAGTTCCTGCAAGCGTTCTGTCGTACATAAATTGAGCTAAAGCTGTGTCTCCTCCAGCAAGATTCTGGAAGTCTGTACGAATATCAGTAAGCAGTGCATTCCTGGTACTGTCTTGCAGGCGTTTTGCGCTTTCCTTTAGAGTCTCTCCAACAGCATTAGGGTCTAACTTAGCCTTAGCTTCTAGCTGAGACACATTAAATAAAATTCTGTCTGACGGAGTAAGTGAAGCTACAGGTGCGTCAGTAACCCCATAAGCAGCTAAAGACTTCTCAGCTTGCGCTCCGGCTTTCTTCACAGTATAGCCTGCGATAGTACCGCTAATAACTCCCCCCACTGCACCGCCAATAACCGCACCAGTGAGCACGTCAAACACTAAGTCATCTACAGAGCGCTCATTAAGTACTGGAGATTGAAACATAGTAGCATTTACGAATCCAGTAAATGCCGCACCTTCTAGTGCATTCTGCCCAACACCAGATACGATAGCCTTCATCATATTAGCTTCTTGTAGCTTGAATACATTACCAGCACCTTGAAGAGCAGCAGCAGCTGCCTCTATATGCTTTTCCCTCTGAGGAGCTAATAAGCCTAAAGATTTTCCAAGTGGCCCAGTACCTACATTACCAGAGGATATAGCCTTAGTTAACGTAGCTTGTCCAGCATGTAGTACCTTAACTCCGGCCATTCCAGGCACAAGAGACCCAATGGCGAATCCTAGTGCATCAGTACCCATTTGATGCTCAGTATAGTACTTGCTCAGATCAGAGTCGAACTCCTTAACTACCTTACCGTAATCCACATACTCGAACTCTTTTCCAGTTCCGCCAATTTTCTGGCTTCCCCAATTACCTATAGTCGGAACTATATTATACAATTGAGCCACACCAGAACCTACTGACAGGGGGATAAACTTAGTAGCTACATCAAAAGCAGCATCCAGAACGGATTGATCCCTTTCGTTTCCGTTATTTAGGTTAGTATGAGCGTTAGCCGCTGACATGTAAGAAGGAAGTTCTGAAATTTCGTTAGCCATAGTGGAAGTCCAGTAAGGTTATTTAGTTGGCTCTCTTAGTCTATTAGCCTGTACAGCTGTGAAGGCTTCTATTAATTGAGTTTCATTTGTGTGATCCACAGAATCTAAGATATGAGGAAATAAGCTTTTAGTTACATCCACTAATGCAGCAGCAGGAATAGACATACTGAATATACTTGAGTCCTTATCCATACCGAAGCGAGCAGTACGAACTCTAGGCAACTCTAATTTAGCCGTGAACTTAGTTTGCTCCAATCCAGTTAGTTTTCTAAGTGCCAGATCATTGTTTAGTAAGATACTGGCATTAGCGTATGTATGCTGGAAACGCGCCGCATCTGTAATGCTAATTTGCTTCTGAGCTATCGCCTCATTGAGGCGCTTGAAGAGATCATTAGGAGCTATGTGATCTTTAGCTATGTTAGGTGTAATCTGCGGAGCGAGTACAGTTTTATACACTGGGTCATTCTTAAATGCTGCATGCTTGGACATAGTATCCCAAGTTATAGGCTTAGCTAGTGATCTAGGTTCAATACTTATATCTTCCTGATCCTGCAGTAATTTATTTTGTACAGCTAAGTTTCCTGCATCTATTTTCTGTTGTGCTGTTTTAGCTGCTTTCACTTCAGGAGCATTAATAAGCAACGAGTCCACTACACCTAATAACTCTTGTTCTACAGCATCTATAGGTTGATAACCCAGTGCAGTTCTTGCTTGTAGGGCTTCCGCCGGAGTATTCCCTTGGGAGAACTTATCTTCAGATATACGCCCTAACAGACCTTGCTGCTGTAAGTTCCGCAACATATCACCTAGAGGAGTCTTAGACTCTAAGGCACGCAGTACAGACACTTCCTGATCCGCCGGAATCGGAGACTTATTATTCTTAGCCAGTGCGTAGTTAATCGAGTCTATAGCTAGTGTCCTGGCTTGCTTCTCATCCCCAATAAGTTCTCGCTGTTCCATGATCTGCTGAATCTGAGCTTTTCGTAGCTCTCTCATAGACTGCGCTTCACCTATATTAAACTCTTGTACTTTGTTATTTACCTGCTGTGCACTCATATCTAGGATGTTTCTAATGTTATGCGCACTTGTAGCTAACGCCTGTATCTTAGCTCTTGCAGCAGCTGCTACCTGGTCTTTAGCTAATGCCTCTGTGAGGTCAGCATTAGAGGCTTCCGTTATCTTAGTGCTAATCTCCTCAGATGTTTTTGCGGAAGACTGCATAGCCTGGTTAAGTTCTATAAGCCCTTTATGGGCGGCGTCTCCCACAGCTGCTGCTGTCTGTGCCTGTGCAGCTTTAAATGGAATTGTCACTAAGCCTACAATATGAGCTAATGGATTAGAACTACTATTGATCTCATCAATCTCCTGTAACTTCCCTAGAGCTTTCTCCCGTTGCTGACTAAGTACTTGCATTAACTTGTTGCTAACTTCCTCGTAGTTAGCTGTGTTGGCCAGTCGTTGAGTGCGAGTCTGAGCTTCTAATTCTCCAGCACGACGCTGTGCATCTGCTTGTACGGATGTAACCCCTTGAGGCCCCATGACCGTACCAGAGGCAGTAGCTCCTTCAAGCACTGTTCCTGCGGCTTCCTGCTGTTTACTAATTTCTTGCATACGCTGCTTAGCACCCTCAATCTCTTGAGTACTAGCACGTAGAGCTTCAATAACATCAGCCATGATATCAGTATCCGTATTAGATTAAAATAATCCCAATAGACCGCTCTTACTTTTAGTCTTAGTTTTGCTGTCCATAGTCTGAGACTGTACCTGCTCAAGCGCTTTAAGTATCTCACTAGATGCATCTTGCGCTGTCACCTTAGTCAAAGAGTCTCGGATAGTTTGCATTATATCTTCCGTACTCCTTGAAGAAGCTCGTTCCGTTTCGTCCTTAGTAGAGCTAACTGCTCTATCAGCCGTGGTACTGAAACTCTTCGACATATTAGAAAATGCTTCAGTAATTGCATCCGTGAGCTCTTCTTTGGACATTTGCTGTTTAGTGCTAGTCTCTCCTAAAGCCTCTTTCTTAACTATAGGGGCGGAGATTCGTGCAACTTCCCCGCCTACAGTAGCTAACAAGTTATTTAGCAACAGCTGATTTGTAGATGAGTTATACAGTCCAGCGACACGTTCTCCTCCAGCAGTCTCCTGTAGCCCCTTAATACCTGCGTCTCCTTGAAGCATTAAGTTGATGATTCTCATGGTAGCAGGAACATCCAATAGAGTTCGCTGCTCTACAATATTTTCCTGCCCTGAGAATGTCTCTAATGCCTCGGATTTACCCTTAGCTGTACTCCTGGCTGTTGAGGACTCTTGCCCTGTAGTAGCTTCAGTTCCAGATGTAGCCGCAGTCTCTAGCATAGACTCCCTAGATTGCCTATTCGCAGATGAGCTAGTATTTATCGCCTTCAATGCATCTGTCACTGAAGTACTTGCAGAATCTTCAGAACCTCGGGTCTTCTCTATCCCCTGTATATTTTCTGCTGCATTTACCTTAGCTTCACTTTCAGCGTGTACAGTTGTCTTCCCTTTCCCTGTACCTGGGCCAATACCAATTAAGTTACCAATCGCCTCTATTCCGCTAGCACCTGCTAAACTTCCTAATGCAGAAGCTGGTGTACTCATAATTAATTACCCCTATAAATGAATTGACCTGCAATAGACTTAATGCCCGAGGCTGTCCAGATAGTTCCAGTGGCATCTTTATTTAGCTGCACTAGACTCGCAGCTGAGGTGCATATCACCTGGCCTAATGTACTAGATAATACCCCATTATCCCCTGTTAATCCAGCGGGGCAAGCCAAGTAAGTAACATTATCCACTGGCAGTGTAAATGAAGCACTGGTACTATTACTTGTGCCAATAAGACGAAATTGCACTAACACCGTATTAACGTTAAGATACCTATACTGAAGCTCCTTAGTTGTGAAGGAACTCCAACCCAATATAGTACTTGATGCAGCGTAGTCCACCCAATCTAGCATATTGTCACCAGCTACTTGATCCGCTAGGAGACGTAGGCTGTTATACACTCGCTGGAACTCATCGTATACTTTAGGGTCTAACTTAGGATCTGGAGTTATCCCTAATCCCAAGTCAAAGTTAAATGATCTAGGCATTATTTTTTCCCTGCTATATTAAAGGAAAGGATACCAGAAATTAAGTTAAAATTACCTTTCGCTAGCAATGAATGATTTATACCTGTAGCATGGAAGTTGTATGTCTTACTAAGCCCAGCATTTCCCGTAGCATATCCAGCTACTGCGGAGCTCAAAGTTTTTCCGTCCAGACTCGATAGTACATGCAAAGTAAAAGTGTTAGCATCTGGAATATTCTCTACATCTACACGCTGAAGCTGAATAAGACGCTCTCTTACGTACTGATACTTACCTAGTATTGCCACACCGCTGGAGTTACTTGCTGTAATATCAGAGTTCACAACTACTACAGTACCATCAGCCTTTAGAATACCGATACTCTTTTTAGGTGTTTCGTATATAGTCTGGTCGTACAGAGTAAATTCAAACACAGATACGTGGTCTATCTTAAGCTTCCCTAGCCTACTTAACATAGTATCTAATATTATTGCGTGCGTAAGTAGCTCATCCCCATAAGAAACAATAAGGTAGCGATCAGCAATCCAAGCTACTTGCTTCTTAATCACATTTGCAGGTGTAGTTGTAGTCAAAGTAAGCGTAGCTTCATTAAAGTCCTCTAATCTCTTACCGGATAAAAACTCAGTGACCTCTGGTACTACGAATTCCGCCCCTCTAACTGTGACTGCCTGTAATCCAGAAGTAGTGTAGGCGTAAGCAGCAGAAGTATCTATAGCAGTATAAGATGCGAACTTGGCGTCACTGAGTCCGCCACAGCCTACCACAGTACTAAACGCGAATGGGTACCTTCCATTCGCTTGGTATAGTGCGGCAGTAGCGTTATTTGCATTAAAGAATATTATTCCTTCTTGGGTAGTAATAGCTGCTACAGTCTCTCCCATTGCCCCATCTAAGTTACCGGCACCTGCTCCCGTATTAAGACTTGGAACAAAGTCAGTAGCATCCACTGTGGATGACCACGCCACCGAGTTACTTACTCCATAAGCGAGCATATACCCATTAGATGTTACTACCCCATATATATTAGCTGCACTTAGTCCAGTCAGTGTTACAGCTACTAACTGATTAAGAGTAAAGTCATATTTATAACAACCTAAGCGATAAAAATATATATAGGTGATTCCGCGCACATATGCAGACGTTATACTTAAGTCTCGTATGGAACTGACTGGAGACAGTGTAATCTCTGTCCAAGCTGGAGACGCTAAGGTACTTACAAATACCTTACCTAATTTAGTAAAACCTAAGAGTGCAGTACGTCCTGTAGATGCCTCTCTCACTGTAACCTGAGTAACAAAGTCTGTATAGATTGTACCCGCAATGAAAGAATCATACCCTATAGACTTGTACCCATAGGGAGTAGGCACTACATTGTGAGCATAATAAAGTTGTGGAGGATCTGAAGCTATATGAGTAGCTAGAGTAGCTGGATGCGTCTGATCACTTCCACGTACTATTACAGTGCGTCCGAGAAGCTCTGATAGTAGTGGGAATGTAGGGGAATCCAAGTTAATTCGATGCTCTACTCTAGCCATGATCTAAGCTCCTGTTAATACCCAATCTGAATAAACATCTGATCCAATTGTTCGCTTGTGAGACCCATTGCGGTTGCTGCTGCAATTAATATTGGATTGTTGCGCTCCCAAACTTCCGCGCGCAGCAGCGTCTCTTGCTCAAGTAGTGTACGGGCAGGGGAATCCCGATAGGCTTTATAAGCCGCACCAAGTCCCATGCTATCCAGCAGTATAATAGCGTCCAAGGGTTTTACGAATTGCGGAACAGCTACCGCAACAGAGACAGGGATAAATCCGTTATCGTATGTATAACGCCCAGGCGCATAATCCGCTGGCAATGAATCTACAGTGACCAATGCAGCGCCAGGTACGACATGCTTAGGTATCACCTGATCTTCTGTTTGCCATGAGTCGCCCGTATCTTGTGGATCAATAGCAAGTACTTGCTGATTTAATATTAAGATATTCATGCTGCTATCTCCACAGTAATGAGGCGAAGAAGTCCATTCGAATTAGATGTTGCACTACCTCTGTCATGCGCCCCCATAAGTACAAATCTATTGGTCCCAACAACTGGTAGCATGGGTATGTTAGCGCCAACGCCAATTGCTGGTATTGCTACCTCTCCAACCGATTTGAAGAAATCGCCGTTACTTTCGAAGCATTTAATGGAAACTTTATTCGCGTTCCCGCAGCGAACAGCGTATTTTCCATTTGCTAACTTAGCCACATTGACACCCAGCATACTATTGGTATTCCCGAGTTCAGAAGCGGGGATTGATCCACCTTGCGTAATCGTTGTACTTGCTATTTTAGCTGTATTAA